ATCATCGCGTTGTGAAGGTGCTGCGCAAAGCCATGATGTTTGATCAAATCATGTCCAAGCAACAAAGCATCAAGCCCAATGTTGTTGCGCCAAAAGCAAAAACTGTTGCACCAGGTAATCCACAAGCCGCAAAGGTTCAAGTGAACGAGATAACACGCGCCAGACAGCGCCTTGCAAAAACGGGTAGCGTTAAAGACGCCGCCAAACTTTTTGAGCAATTTCTTTAAAGGAAAATCATGACTATCGCTAGCAATACATTCCTTACCTACTCTGCAAAGGGTATCCGTGAGGATCTGTCCAATCAGATTTACAACATTTCCCCCGAAACCACGCCTTTTATGAACAACATTGGTCGCGGCACCGCTTCCAATACTTTGTTCCAGTGGCAGACCGACGCACTTGCTGATGCAACAACCAGCAATGCTGCACTGCAAGGTGACGATCTAACCACCTATGAAGCTGTAACGCCAACCGTTCAGTTAGGAAATTACACACAGATTAGCCGCAAGACTGTTGTAATTTCCGGCACCATGGAAGCCGTTAACAAAGCAGGCCGCAAGTCCGAGCTTGCTTATCAGTTGGCGAAAAAGGCCGCTGAGCTTAAACGCGATATGGAAACCATCCTGCTTGCTAACCAAGGAGCAACAGCTGGTGACTCGACAACGGCTCAGAAAACGGGTTCGCTTTTGGCGTTCATCAAAACCAACACATCCGTTGGTTCGGGTGGCGGCAATCCTTCGTACACCACACTGCCAACCGCAACGCGTTCAGACGGTACCGTGCGCACCTTCACGGAAACCATCCTCAAGAGCGTGTTGCAACAGGTTTGGACAAGTGGCGGCGAACCATCCATCGTGATGACAGGCCCAGTGAACAAGCAAACCGTTTCTGGTTTCAACGGTATTGCAACGCGCTATCGTGACGTGCCACCAGGTAAACAGGCACAGATCATTGGCGCAGCTGATGTTTATGTTGGTGATTTCGGCCAAGTGAACATTGTTCCAAACAGGTTCCAGCGCGAGCGCGATGCGTTTGTTCTTTCGCCTGACTACGCTGGCGTTCACTTCCTGCGCCCATTCCAGCAAGTCGAACTTGCAACCACGGGTGACGCTGAGAAGCGTTTGCTTTTGGCGGAATATGGCCTTGCCATCTACAACGAGAAAGCCCACGGCATTGCCGCTGACTTGCTCACCTCTTAATCGCAGAACTTAACGGGGGGCGGGGAAACCCGCCCTTTTTTACATGGAAAAACGGATCTTTGAACAAGACGAATTGTTAGGTATCACTCGCATTTGGCACTTTGACGAGGAAACCGATACAGCTGTCATCGAGACAATCCAGAATGTCCAGCCTATTGTGGAAAGCAATAAGTCCGAATTCAACCAGGTCGATGAACGCGCCAGGTGGGACGGTGAAGGGCATGGCGTTCGCGTGGCAAGCATTCCGATGAATCTATTTATGGAGTTGGTCGGAAAGGGCATTACGCGTAACGAAAAAGATTTTAAGCAATGGCTCAATGACCCAGAAAACCGCCACTTTCGTACACGACCAGGGAGAGTTTGATGAGTGATAAAAGGATTATTTCGGTTTGCGTTCCAGCGCGTGATGAAGTCCATACGATGTTCACCTTTGACCTGGTGAACGCCATTAGTCATCACATAGGCACCACAGGCGAGATTGTGAACTTACTGATGAGCCAAGGCACGTTGCTTTGCTCGCAGCGCACGGAATTGGTTATGAACGCCATTCACGCGAATGCCGATTACTTGCTATTCCTTGATAGCGATATGCGTTTTCCAGCGGACACAATTAGCCGATTGCTAGCGCACGGCGAATGCGTCGTGGCGGCCAACTGCGCAAGGCGCAGAATGCCAACGGGCCCAACGGCAGGAAACTATGACAGGGAAACGGGTCGCAAAGTATTGCGTTACTCAATGCCAGAGGACACGGGCCTTGAGCAAGTGGACATGGTTGGAACGGGCGTTATGCTTGTTGACATTAACGTCTTTAAGGTTTTGGATATGCCATGGTTTGCAACGCCATGGGATGTGCAGGCCAAGGGTTACATGGGCGAGGATGTGTATTTCTGCAAGTTGTTGCGGGATAACGGCATTCCGTTGTATATTGATCATGACCTGTCCAAGCAAATTGGACATATAGGAACCTTCGAGTATAAGCACGAGCATACTTGGGCACTCCGACCGATGGAAGATGAGCGCAGAAAAGCAGCGGGCGCTCCGGTCGAAACTCAAAAGGTGGCTTGATGGCACTCGACACATTCAGCGGACTCAAATCAAGCATTGCGGATTGGATCAACCGCGATGACTTAACGTCCGTCATTCCATCATTTATCGTTTTGGCGGAAGCAACGTTCAACCGCACGATCCGCACACGCGATATGGTGCAGCGCGCAACCGCATCACTTGATACGCAGTACACGGAATTGCCAGCCGATTTCCTGCAAATGATCAACATTCAGTTGAACACGGCAACGCCCATGAAGTTGTCATTTGTGAGCAATGAGCAAGCCGACGATTTGCGATCTACTTACTTTGCAGCCGCCAACGAACCCAAGTATTACTCGATTGTCGGCCAAACGTTTGAAGTGATCCCTTCGCCTGGTGGCGAGTACACGGTTGAAATGTCGTACTACAAAAAGATTCCGGCGCTTTCAGATAGCAACACAAGCAACTGGTTGCTTACGAAATCGCCAGCCATGTATCTATATGGCGCACTGGTTCAGAGCGCACCTTATCTGCGCGATGATGACCGCATCACTACCTGGGGCACTTTGTATAAGGAAGCCTTTAACGATCTAATGCTTGAAGAGCAAAGGTCAAACTTTAGCGGCACCACGCCGCGCATGAGAGCAAGGAGTTATTGATATGGCCGGTTCATTCTCAGATTACCTTGAAGATAAAGTGATGAAGCATGTGTTCACCAACACGGCTTATACATCACCATCTTCGCTTTACGTCGGTCTTTTCACCGTTGCACCAACGGATGCTGGCGGCGGCACGGAAGTGTCAGGTAACGCTTACGCACGCACCGCGGCAACATTCAGTGTAAGCGGCACATCACCAACGACTGCCAGCAACTCGGCTAACGTTGAATTTCCCACGGCAACGGGTTCATGGGGTACGGTTGTGGCGGCAGCTATTTTCGACGCCAGCACATCAGGCAATATGCTGTCATGGGCCGATCTAACAGCAAGCAAAGCTGTTGGAAGTGGTGACGTATTCCGTTTTGCAACTGGAAATCTGTCAGTCACTTTGGCGTAAGTGAATGGCACTGAACTATGGTTCTGGCGTATACGGCAGTGGCAAATGGGGAACCGATGCCAGTGTTGATAACTATGGTTCAGCCACCTATGGCACAGGCAAGTATTCCGCACCTGATCAGAATTACGTTGAAGGCAATGCAACCGCCGCTTCCACATCAACCATGGAAGCGTCTGGCGATAAGACGCCAGGAAGCGGAAGCAATTACGGATTCAACGCATATGGATCCAATAATTACTCAGGCGGAACAGGCGTTATTAGCGCAACCGCTGAAGCAAATTCAGTTTCAACGGTTACGGCAACTGGCACCATCATTCAAGATGGCGCAGCCGCAGCAGCAAGCGAATCAACGCAAACGGCTAGCGGAACGGCTATACGCCAAAGTGATGCTCCAGCATCAAGCGATACTAGTGCAACAGCAACCGGGCAAATGGTTGCCGATGGCACGGCAGCTGCCGCATCAACATCAACGGTTAGCGCAAGTGCTGAAGTTGTTTCGGGTCAATCGGCATTTGCCACAAGCACAAGCGAATCAACTGCAACAGGCGGCATTCTGTTCTCAGGAACAGCTGCCGCTGCAAGCGATTCAACACAAACTGCGCTTGGCGGTATACGGTTTAGCGCAACCGCTAGTGCAGTATCCGAAACAAACGCAACGGCAAGTGGTGCATTCCTTCAATCAGGAACCGCAACCGCAACCAGCACAACCACGGCAAGCGCATCAGGAGAATTTGTCAGAGATGGCACCGCGCAGGCCGCCAGCACCAGTGAACAGTCTGCAACAGGGATTGCGGTTCGTGGCGGCATTGCGCTTGCCGCTTCTGAATCAACGGTTACGGCAAACGCTGAGATTGATGCAGGTTCACAAGCTATTGCCAACGCCGTATCAAGTGCAACGGCTGATGCAAACGTTGATGCAAGTCCACAAGCACACGCCGTTGCTGAGTCAAGTGCAACGGCTAACGCTGGTACGACGCTTGAGGCTTCAGCATTTGCCCAAGTTGATTCATCCATGTCAGCCGATGGCGGTTTGAAATGGAACCCTGTTGCGCCTGTCACCACAAACTGGACAAACATTACAGATCCGTCCAACACATGGACGCCAATCAATTCACCATGGCGGGATGCCGCATAACGAGGTAAATCATGGCCGATACAACAACCAGTAACCTTTCACTTACCAAACCTGAAGTTGGCGCGTCAACCGACACATGGGGTTACAAACTCAACACGAATATGGATACGCTCGATGCGTTGTTCGCGGCAGCGGGCAGTGGTACAAGCGTTGGCTTGAACGTTGGCGCTGGTAAGGTGCTAAACGTTGCAGGAAAACTCCAAACAAAACCAATTCTTGAATCAGCAAACATTGCTGCAACCGCGGCAACTGGAACGGTTAACGTCGATCTTGCAACACAAGCCGTTAACTATTACACAACAAATGCGTCAGCCAATTGGACGTTTAATTTTCGTGGCGATGGTTCAACAACGCTTAATTCGTTTATGACAACCAATCAAGCGTTAACGTGCGCGTTTCTTGTAACGAATGGCGCAACAGCATACTACCCGACAACATTTCAGGTTGATAGCACAACGACGAACGTTAGCGTCAAATGGCAGGGAGGAAGTGCGCCATCAGCAGGTAACACAACATCCATTGATTCTTATGTTTTTAGTATTATCAAAACAGCTGCAAGCACATATACCGTTCTTGCTTCGCAAACTAAATTTGCGTAGGAGTACACAACATGCCTGCTTTATCAGTTTTGGGTGCAATGACAGCTAAAGGATGGGGGTTTGGAAACATAAGTTTTTTGCCAACTCAAAAAGCAATCTTTGCCTACGGAACAACTAATGTTTCAAACATTGTCTCAAGCGCCGGTGTTGTTGCAACAGACGTGACAGGAGTTGGTGTCGATAAATACAATATGGGCGGATGTAGTTACGGTGGCGACAAGGCTATTTTTGGGTACGGCAACCAGACTACTTCATACATTAATTTGGTATCCAATACTGGTGTGTTTGCTGCTGACACAACGGCACCTGGAACAGCAAGAAGTGGTTCTGCGGCAGCAAGTTACGGCAGAACCAAAGGAATTTTTGCTTACGGAGTTATAACGGGTTCAACAAACACAGCAGTATCAAACTTAATATCGGACACAGGTGTTGTCGCATCTGACACAACAGGAGTTGGAACGGCTAGATCGTATTTGTCTGCGGCGGGTTATGGTGGAGATAAAGCAATTTTTGGATATGGCTTAATAACTGGTTCAAATCGTCTAAATATCTCAAATCTTGTTTCAAATACAGGCGTCATTGCAACCGACTCTGCTGGTGTTGGTACGCAAAGAGGAGCATTGGCCGCAACAAGTTATGGCGGCGATAAAGCCATTTTTGGATTTGGCGGAACTTCTGCCGCTAATACTAATGTAGGTAATCTTGTCTCTAATACAGGTGTTGTAGCCACTGACACAACACTTGCAGGTACGGCAAGAAGAGAGATTGCAGCCTCAGGATATGGTGGCGATAAAGGTATTTTTGGGTTTGGTTATGTCAGCTCGCCAACAGCAATAACTAATCTTGTTTCTAACACTGGAACTGTTGCATCCGATACCGCTGGCGTTGGAACAGCGAGATATGGTCTTGGTTGCGCCGGTTTTTCATACACATAAAAAATATGCCAAGCAAACTAAATAGTGAATTTAACTACCGATACCAAGTTATCGGCGAAACGCCGTGGGAAAAAATTAAAACCCTTAAAGGCTTTCTTGAGGGGCGAATTCGTGCTGCTGTGTGTGAAGAGGTAAGCGATCTCAAATATCGGGCAAAACTTGCTGAACTTCAGATGCTCAAAGAGAACGGAGCAAAAGAACATTTGATTTTGAATCTTCAAGCCGATATTTTGGAAATTGGCGTTATCAATCAGCAAATGAAAGAAGGGTACGAATTAAACAGGCAAGAGATCGAAATCCTGCAAAAACTTCTTGCCGAGTTGTACGAAATTGCTGAGCCAACGCGTATCCCAGGTTACACCGATGAACAGATGTTTGAGGCTAATGCCGCTAACGAATTTACCGTTTCAATCGGGAAAGAAATCCAAGCGGAAATTATTGCAAACGGCAGGCCAAGTGCGGCCAAGATTCGTAATGCCATGAGCAACCCACATACATGGACAGCGTTAAAAGCTATTGGCTTGATTCCAAAAGAAGTGCCGCTTTTGACGGGCAATGCAGATCCATTAAAGATTGAACTTAAGGAAGCGAAAGATGAAACTTTGCCGCTTATTGGACAGTAATTACGAATTAATCTTTGGTTCGCCAGAGAATAAAAAAACTCCAGCTATCACAATCATTGCTCAAACGCCTTGGTGCGATCAATTTTTAGTATTGGCGGATACGATTCACCAAGGTCTTGAAGAGATACAAAATATTCCAAGTGGATTTAATTTTACTTATTGCCAAGAGTGGGGAACGGAAGTCACTCAAGAAGTTATTGACCGCGTTATTTCTTTAAGGATTTAACGGCAAGTAAGTTGAATCTGAATAAAAACGCATCTAAAGATTCTTTTGGAGCTTAACGTGGAACCAAACGCTAAGGACGTGGAGGCTAAATTGTCAACGCATGAAGCAGTGTGTGCTGAACGTTACGCGGGCATCAACGCCCGCTTAAAGCGTTTGGAGCAAATCCTTATCGCAAGCGCAGGGGCCATTATCCTGTTGCTGATCAATACAACGTTTAAGTTGCACTGATATGTTTGACCTGTTATCCGGCGGGCTTCTTGGTTCGATCTTTGGCGGCCTATTCAGGCTCGCGCCAGAGATACTAAAGTTCATGGATAAGAAGAACGAACGGCAGCACGAACTGAGTATGTTTCAACTCCAAACCGATTTGGAGAAGATGCGCGGTCAGTTCAAGATGGAAGAGAAATACGTTGACCATTCCATTGCGCAACTTGATACGATCAAGGCCGCATTTGAAGAGCAAGCCGAAACCGCCAAATCAGCTGGATGGTTCGTGGCGGCCATATCCTCGCTAGTGCGTCCCGGTATCACCTGGTCGCTTTTCTTTATGTACGCAGCCGTGAAGGTTGCCGCCATATACCTAGCGTTTGAATCGCAAGCGAGTTGGCAGGACGTGTTAAACCAATCATGGGACTCGGATGACTTTGGCCTTTTCACCATGTGCGTGTCATTTTGGTTTGTTGGCCGATCCATTGAGAAGTACCAGAAACAATGAAAGAGGCCATCAAGATCGCCAAAGACTTATTAGTGGTTCCGTTTGAGGGTTGCGCTAAGGTATTGCCAAACGGTATGGTTGCCGCGTATCCCGATCCAGGTTCCAATGGCGATCCTTACACGATAGGATTCGGGACAACAGGCCCAGACGTAACGCCAACAACCGTTTGGTCGATGGCGGAATGCGAGAAACGCTTAGAGGCTCA